ATACCTCAGCTGTTGAAGCTGCCAAGAGTTGGTTGAAGTAGTTTATACTTTTAAAACCAGAAACGCTAGACAAAATACTAGCAGCGTGAGTTAATCTGTTTCCTTTGTCAAAAACCATGTGCTTAAAATTCTCTCTCCAGCTAAGAGGATTGAATCCCATGTCAGTACCAAGCAGCATATCCATAACATTGTGATGTGTGGCACCGGATTGTCTTATCTTTTTTCTAACTTCCGGGTCAAAGAGTCTAAATGCGCCCCTAAATGTCCTTAAGTACCCAGCCTCCATAGCAGTTGAGATGGTAAACTGACTCATGTTTGGTATGGTAGCAAAGCCAAGACCAATCTTCGTGGCGTATTCAAAAGCCATAAGATCATTAGATATCTTCCTAGCTACTGGCGACATAGCTTTAGCTGGGTCTACGCTTGAGAGTCCAGTGAAGTTGGTATAGAGTTCTTTTAATATCCTATGTTCAGCTGGATTCTTTAATCTCAATGAATCAAGAAGGACTTTTGCCTTTTCCCCTCGCTTCCCAAATACTTCTGCCGTCGCAATCCTTTTTCCAAATTTATCAAAATATCTTACTAAAACTTCCTTTGCATTTCTTTCATAGAATTCTGATGGAAGGTCTATCTTCCTTGCTTTTTCTAGATTACCAAAAGGAGAGTACATTTCACCCATAACTTCACTAGTTAGACTCTCCAAGGCTTCCTTGTAACTTAACTTGCCTTCTTTTACAAGTTTATTCACAGCTCTATTTGTGACATTATTAAATTCGCCAGACTGAATATGCTTTTCTATAAGTTTGTTAAGGATTTTTAAATCTTCTGGTCTGGCTATTTTTCTCTCAAGAAGCTTTTCGTTCTTCTTTATAAAAGGCATTAGGTCATCAAAGATAATCTGTTGAATATCTTTTTTCATCATCCTTGGAAAGTAATTCTCTATATATCCAGATACATCTATACCAGCATCCTTAGCTAACTTATAAGCTTTGTCCAAAGATATCTTAATTTTATCAGCTATTTTCTTTGCTTCTGCGCTTACTGGTTTTCCCTCCAGAGCATCGGCTACTTCACTAGGGTTTTTATAGGTTCTTAGTCCGCTTTGCCTTACGCCTTCTTCTACAAATGTACCTACTATCTCAGCTCTTTTCGCATCAGCTTCTGGTATCATCTTCCTTCCAAGCGACTGTCCCTCCCTTGACTTAAGTCTTGTCTCAGCAGCTAAAAATGGTTGAATCATTTTTTCAGGGAACAGTCTTTCAGCAAGTGTCTTACCAGGCTCAAACTCAACAAGGTTTGGTTTTAACTCTTTTTTAATGTCAATTAATTCTTTTTCATATCTCAATGCTTTTCTATATTTGAAAAGTTGGCGAGGAGTCATATCCTTACTGCTTATCTTTTCTTTACCAGTAATTTGGAATTTCTTTTCCGAAAGAATATTATTTGGAAGATCGTATTCTTCGGATGTAAGTCTTCTTTGTAGACCAGCTACTTCGCCCAATTTTTTCTTCTGTAAGACATCTGGGGATAATGGGTCTTTATACATATCAAATTCTTTAAAAAACAAATTTTTAGATAATGTTATTGTATCTCCAGACACAGTATCTTTAAGGTCAAAAACCTCAAGCCCATCTTTATTTACTCTTTCTTTTTTTATTTGAGTATTTTGAAACCCTTTTCTTTCAGATTTCCAAATTTCAGATTCTTTTCTTGTTTCAATCCTTTTTTCTAATACAGACTTTGATGTTTCTTCTAGAAATTCCGGAGAAGCTTCTTTATATTTTCGTTCTGACTGTATTAACGGTTCACCTTTTATAATTCTTTTACCACCCTTAATAGCCATATTAGCACCACGTATGCCAAGTATCATACCGCTTGCATGAAGAAAGTCTTGTGGTGTGGGCATTCTCAAGTCAAGGGATGGTTCCAAAATTCCAAATGATGCTATTTCTTGAGCAACCTTAACCGCTTCACTTGTTCCTTTTGCTGCTGCCCTCCCGCCAATTGCACCTACAGTAGTACCAAGTACAGAACCCTTAGCTGTGGCTTTCAATACCTGACCCCAGTCTATATTATTAGTTTCTATTTCCTGAACCATTGCATCGGATATTCCACTATAAGCGCCAAGCTGAACAGCGCCAGATCCAGCTGAGACACCAGCTTTACCAGCCATTGTAGTCATTCCCTTTTGAAGAGTTTTTTCGGCAAATTCTTTTTTAACACCAGCTCGCATCATTTGTTTTAATGCTAATTTTCCAGCCTTCTTCGCAGCTTGACCGCCAATACCTCCGCCAGCTGCAAACAAAGCTACGTCAGCGGGCATGAAGAACCCTATAACAGCAGAACCTATGTCCCCAAGAACGCTTGGATGATAATCCTCTAAATCGAACGGAGCTTCACCTGTGGCAAGCTGTTGAGCCATACCTGTAACAGATTCGTTATATCCTTTTTTGATAACATCGGGAATATAATCCCATAATTCGGAGCTTTCAACTTTTTGATTCTCTGGGAGAACAGATTGTCCAGTCCCAAAAAAATCATCAACACCCAAAACGCCTTCATTCTTTGGAGTTTCAAATGTATTTAAAAATGAAAGTCTTTCTCCTAATCCATATTCCGGTTCCGTTGCACCAAAAAATTCTTCTGCTGTAATTTGTGGCATTTATTACCTAGTGATAGTAAATGGTTGCGTAAAATCAATTTTACTAGTTTGATGTTCCTTACCACTATAAAAATCTTTCATAGCCTTTACGCCAGAATCGCTAAGTAAATCTTCAGCGGAAAAGAATCCTAGTTCTTCAGCAAATGTATCAATCCATTCATATGTTGGCCCTCCGCCGAAAATTGGTCTTCCAGATACAGCTGTTTTTGACGCAATAGATTTATCTCTCTCTTTTAATAGTTGTTGAACTATTGATTTATTTAATTGTTTACCTTTGAATCTTCCACTCGGAACTGTAAATTTTACAATTGGAACGTTTTTTAATTCATTTGTAAATGAAATAAGTTTTTCTTTTGCTCTTTTTGGGTCAAGATTTTGTCTACCAGAGTACTTTTGTAAAAAATTACTATTTATATATGCACCGTAATCTTTTTTTAATTTCTCTTTAGAGATACCAAGTTCAGCAGCCATATAATCTACCGCCATGTAATTCCACTGTCCACCTGATTCAAATGGTTTAAACTTTGTAATATTTTTGATCTCTCCAGTTTTTGTTTTCCCACTTGCTAAATTCTGATTAGTGGCGCTATGCTTTCCTTTGGATTCTGCCATCATAACAGCTTTTGCTTTTACTGCATCATCCCCAAATTCTTGTTCTATTAATCTTAGATTGGACTCTGATAGCCCATTAGCCATATAATATGCATCAGATTTATTAAGATACTTTTCATATGATTTATTTAAAATAACAGACCAATTATTCCAACCCGATTTAGAATCCCCTACTTTACGCGGTTGATTCTTTACTATCCAAGAAGCAAATCTTATATTTTCTTCCGGATTTAATCTTTGAGTTGATTTTCCAAAAAAACTTTGCGAGTGCTTATCAAAAGTTTTATCATTAATTTGAAACAATCCATAATCAGTAGAATCTACCTCACCGTCTCCGCTTCCGGGAACTTTCAGCCTACTAAGTGGAGCTAATAGAGTTGAGAGTTCTGACTGAAGTGATCTAATCTCATTCCTAATTACTCCCTCCTGTGTTGCGTCTAAAAGATTTAATGGATCAACAAGTGCTTTTGAATTTGTCTCAATTCGGGAAGAAATAGACTTAGCAGAAAGATTTATTTCTGGGTAATTTTTTGGATCAACCTTTCTGTCCAAAGCATCATTTAAAGTTTCAAATCCTTTCTCAAAATTTCCACTTTTATACATATTCTCAATTTGATTGTATTCAAAATCATCTAAATTATAAATATCGATACCCTGCATTAGCACAGACGATCTATTCAGTTCAGAGCTAGAACGAGACATCTCGCCTTCAAGTAAGTCATATCCGAATACAGATTTCATTCTTCCGGATTTAACTAGATGTCCGTAATATTCATTCTTTTTATCCAAGTCCATCTCGAAACCTCTGGATATAATTATTCTATCACGTTCTTCATTGCGCTCTTCACGCTCAGTACGAATCTTGTCCTGATAACGAGTTTCATTGCGATTCCATTCTTGAAGATATTTTTTCTGATCCTTTTCTTCTTGAGCTTGAAACCGAGCTTCCGTTCGTAAATTAGATATTTCTTGCCCTAAGAAATTAGGAAGAGTTTGATTTAGTAAAGTGTCTAAGGCGTCAGCCATATCATCCTCCGGTTTGCTGTGATTTCCACCAATCGGCTATCGACAGTGTATTCCCACTTGCTTTGTATGCCTGAGAATAAAGACTTATATAATTTTCTAATTCTTCTTGGCTTGCCTCAATACCCGTTTGTTGAAAGTATGACACAAGTTGATCTTTGGCGTAGGCGTCCGCAGTCCCAGTCGGGAAATTAATATTCTTATCTATGTCACCTTGCAAAAATCCCGAAGTTGTTCCTCCTTGATTTTGGTCGGTATCTCCAGCATCCATCTGATAAATTTGCGAAACCAGATTCATTAATCTTTGGCCCCAATTTTGAGTCTTGCCGCCTACCAAAGCTTTCCTACCACCAAGAAGTTCTTCTAGATTAAGCAAACTCATATCGCTTTGTCTTCCTAATTCTTCAGCACCCTTATATGCACCAGTTCTCTGCTCCTCAATTTCTTTTTCTCTAGCACCGAAACCGGGAAGCTTATACCCTATGTTTTCCCTTACTGCCTCTGCACCACTCATAAGTCCCTGACTCAAGCCATACCTTCCAGTTTTCAATGTAGAGCCTATATCGGATGTTTGTTGCTGACCATATTTGTCAATAGCTCCGTATGCTTCGGAAATTTTTGTGGGGTCAAACTGTCCAAGACCGCCAAAAAGTTCTCCGAATCTCTTGCCTTGAGATCCACTAAATCCAAATAGCCCAGGAAGTTCCTCCGAGCTAGCCGTATAATATTTCCACTGGTCTTCACCTACACCAGCTTTTCTTAATAATTCTTGTATTTCTTCGTCAGTCATTTTGAACTCCTCCAAATCCGTATTGTTTTAATAAGTCAAGTAAATTTTTGTCAAATCCATAAATATTTGATATTTGCTTATTTGTTCTTGGGTCAGAACCTGTTCTTGAATATTGTTTTGGTAAGTAATCTCTATAATTTGGATTTTGCCCACCACCAAAAATAGTTCTAATTGATTCGCCAAGTTCAAATGGGCCTTTTCCTCCAACGTCAAACGGGCTACTACCCCTACCGAAGTTTTTCCCAAAAGCTTCTTGGGATATTGCACTAGCGGCTCTTCCATCAGCACCCACCTTAGCCTTACTAAAATTTGCTATATATTCATCCATCAAAGTTTTCCTCCTTGATGCTTCAGCTCCCTTTATTGATTCAAAAATCCCTTCACCCGATCCTATGTCTTTAAATATATCACCTGCGTATTCTGGAGTAAATCCAGCAGCTGTTGTTTGGTAAGATGTAAAGGCATCGGTAAGTGCATTTATAGTTGCTGTATCATCAAGCGTCTTTTCAGCATCACCTAGAAAATCTTCAAGTGTTCTGGCTTGAGATCCTAATTTTTTCGCAGAAGTGGAATAAAAAGTAGTATCCGGAGCTTTTGTTTCCAATGACCTAAATGGGTCTTTCACCCTTTCACCAAAAGGAGAAGACAAAGTAAATCGATGGGTTTTAGTATAATCTTGTAATGGCTTGCTAAGTGCAGAGCCAACCGGTGCTTTAACAAGAAAGTCAATAAGCTTAGTAAAAAATCTTGATGAAGTACCGCGTTTCTTTGCTTGACCTATACCTCTTTCGCGTTCCGCCGCTTCTTCCTTCAAGGCGATTTCATACTCTCTTAAGGCTTTTAAATCATCGGCTCCAGCCTTTGTAAGCCCCATTCCCTTCGCTCCAAATTCGGATCTCTGTCCACCCTCTATTTGTTGTAATAATTCTGCTAATGTAGCCATACTAACTCCTTGTAAATTCTAAATAATACCAAGCACCAAGCTCTTTTCTATATAGCCTTAGCTTACCATCTGGTGTCTTAACAATTCTTTCCTCGCCATTATTACCAGATGCGCGAGCAGGAAATCCAATTTGAAGCTTTCCATCAGGTTTTTTAGAATTGTATAAAAATCTTTTCTCTCTATCAATAGACATTAAGTAACTCTCTTATGTAAAGGCCTGTATTCTACCGATACACTGTATATCCTATTTGTTCCTGCGTGATCCAAGTCTAAATAAACTTGAAATGAATTTGCTAAAAGAGGAGGACTAAACGAAACTACGTTAACATAATTACCACTGCTTGTACTAATCACGTCTCCAGCGGTTGCAACCGTTTGAGTCACACCACTATCGTTAGTATAATAATACTTTAAACCATTACTATTAATGTTCCCACTTGCATATTCTAGCGTAACGCCATAAATCTTTTTAACTATATTTGGAAATCCAAAATCATCATTTTTAAATTTAATATCAAGAGTACCATCATCTGGTTCACCGTCATAAGAAACTATTTCAGTTAGACCAGTCGTAGCGGTCATCTTATTATACGCATCTGTTATAATATTACTTTTATTTGAATCTGCAAATAGATCGTTTACGAAAGTAAATGAGCCATTAATAAGACTGCAAACATAGGCATCACCATTGTCACCTGATTCATTATCCGCATCTCTAACCGCCACTAAATGTTTATTTACAGGTTCATATCCAATCATAGTTAAATGGTCAACAAAACCACCATCAGACCCACCCCAATCGGATTCTCTTATTTTAGTTTGTAAATTTTTTATTTTAC